GTATTATCTGCTCCAACCTGTACTTCTGCTCCACATTGAATTTCAGGAGACCCATCAAAAGGTGCTTTAGCATCTTCAAATTGTGTTGCACCTCTACCTGAATCAAATAAATCATATTCATCTTCTGAACTCATACCAATAACAGCACCTAAATTAGTGTCATATATTGCATCAAGACTAAGAGTATTATCAAATGTATAAAAACCTGATGATTGAATATTACCACCAAAATTTGTTGGATTAGATGTAGAGTCTGTTCCACCTAAATCAAACACTCCATCTGCTGATTCCATGTTGCCAACTAAACTATCTACCTGAGTAATAGTATCTAAAATCAATACTTTTCTACCAGCATTATCTTCTGATACTGCTACATTACTGTCTCTTGTTCCATCAAAATCTGCCATTATTCACTCAAAGTTAAAACATTTGTAAAATTTTGTAATCCTGAAATATTAGTTGATATAATACTAGCTTCTGCACTAGAGTTGCCTAATTTATCTACTGCTTTTATACAATAACTTCCAACCTGTGCATTTACAACTAAACTATTTGATTTTCTTCTTACTACTTTTGCAATAGGTGTACTTTCATTCCAAGTAGCACCACTCGTCACATCTTGAAATCTTATTTCGTACCAAGATATATCTAAGTCATCAACAGGTGTCCATGATAACTCCATTTGATTTGAGCCAACCATTGATACCGACAAGTCATCCACATTATTGGGAATTTCTGTGGCTCCCACAATTTTTCTTGAAGCTGAAGTATAACTAGAAGAAACTCCAAAACTATTGATAGCTTTTACTCTTACATCGTAAGTTATATCATCAACAACATTTATAAATTCGTGATTTAATTGTGTACCACTAGATATTATTTTAAAATTTGACTCAGTAGATTTTTTAGCTTCTACTTGATAATACTGAACAAATTGGTCTGTACTTGCACCAACTAATATATTTAATCTAGTTAAAACAATACCATCAGCATATTCTATTAGTTCATCTGTAAGAGTCACAGAAGCTGGTGCTTGTATAGAAAATGGATTTGGTAAAGTAGTTGATGGTGTACTTGATACCTGTCCTTTTGTTGCAAAGGTATAATGAGATGCTTGATATTCTACTAAGTTTAAATTGATAGTATAATCCTCGTTAAATGTCATAGATAAAACTCTAAATGCTTTACTTGAAAAACCTAAGCTAGATAAAGTGACATTAACAATATCTCCTATGTGTAGTTCATAAGCTTTAAATCCACAGTTAATACTAAGACCTAAAGACTCTCTTGATCTTCTTAAAATAATCTCAGCCATTTCCTCAGCTTGATATGGAGATGTTATAGTTCTAAAATCAAATCTACCCTCTAGCAAAAATCCACCATCTGCTGTTTTCATAGTTGCGTGTTTATCAGCAGTAGCATATCCACTATCGTCTATGGCTGGATATTGTATTTCATCTACTTGAAAGTTCCTGTCAGGATTTATAAAAGAAGCAATAACTCTATTATATTTAGAATTTTTTGTAGGAGAAGCTAAAGCATATCCACCAATAATATCATCTTCTGTTAAAGATATTGATGCTGTACCTGTTGTCTCAATAACTAATTTATATTTACCCTGAACATAAGGAAGATAACCTCTCATTCCTTTTACAATATCTCTTACATTGTCTAATACTTTTTTAGATGTATCTACAACAGCATTACAATCAAATAAATTAATATCGCTACCACCTGAAAATGGTGTGACTTGTGTGACGCAAACTTGTGAAGCATCATAAAAACTTTGTAAATCTAAACTTGTTGTTGCTAAACCTTTTCCATATCTTTCATTTCTTAAATAATCTAATAAACAAAAAGCTGGGTTTGTTGAAAAAGATGCAGTTTGCTCTGATAAATTAGATGCTAATGTAATAATCTTTTTACCTTTTACTTTTGCTTGAACTTGTGGAATACCACCAAATACATCTTGATTCCATTTAAACCTTAAAGCTAAATAACAAATACCTCTTAATCTGTGATTGCTTCCCCATGATGATAAGGGTGTTAAAACACTTGATGCTACTTGGTCGTCTGTTCCCATAAAGGCTTGTATCTGTATATGACTTGTAGAGTCTTTGTAAAAATTACTATCACTACTTGCTACTTCTCTTGTAGTTCCATGAGTCAAAGCACCATCAAATGTGACTACTTTGTCATCTACTCTTATTTGTTCTATTGAATTTACCTCTCCCTCTGAAAGAACTAAAGCAACATATAAATAAGTATTATCTGTTCCTGAAGTTTCAATAAAAACTCTTGTACCACCAACAAGTCTCTCTCCATAAATTACAGGCACACAAGCATTGTTAGATTGTTTATTAACTAAGATACCTCTTTCAGTTTCTTCAAAATCATTTGTACCAAAATCAGGTACATCAGGTTTCATTGACCTTGCAAATAACCATCCAATAGCAAAGACACCTAGTGCAACATAAGGATTAAAACCACCTGAAAATATATTAGAAACAATACTTACAACAGGATTAAAAACTTCTTTTGCTTTTTTAAATACTTTACCCATTCCAAGATTCCTTTACTGTTTTTATTACAATATTTCTAACACCATTATCTTTATTTAATCTTAACCATTGTGTTTGTTTATTAACACCAATATATTTAGTTATATTTTTTAAAGACCATTTGTAAATCTCTTTAATGTTTCTTTTAGCTAAAAAATCAAGATGAACAAATATATTTCCTGAGTTATGTTTTTGTACTATTCCTGTTCTTAAAAAATAATTTAAGTTTTCTAAATCAAGAAAAGTCCAACTTACAAAACCATAAATACCTTTATCGTCTTTAAAAACTTTATAGTGCTTGTACTTTAGACAATCTTTGTTTTCTTCAAATATTGTTTCTTTACTGAAACAACTATATCTATTAAATGACTTGTAAAAATTGACAATATCATCAATCATTCTCTACCCCATTTAATATCTAAAACAGTTTCACTTGAATAATCCATACCAACATCTGCACTAAAAAATCTTTGCTGTGAAGAATTGTTTGTTTTTCTACCTGACTTTTTATCAAAGTCTGCCCAATGAGAAACAACAACTAATTTTACATTTGATTGAGTAGTAGATTCAGATATTTCAAATGTATCAATATTTCCTGAATAAAGTAATATTGGGTCAGCTATTAGTGAATTACTTGAATTTAATAAACCTCTATAAATCTCAACAGTATCATTTACTATATTTTCATTTAAAACTGTTGATATAAATGTCTGATCTGCACCTGATAAAAACAAACTTAGTGTAGTTTTTGTAATATCAACTTGTTCTTCAAATGAAGATGCACCTACTAAAAATGCTGAAGATGTGTAAGTTCTACTTGTACCTGATATTGAAGAAGTTAAATTGAAACTACAATCTGTAAGATATACAGGTGTTGAAAATCCTATTTCAATAAGATGAACAGGTCTAATCTCTCCTGTTAATAATTCGTTTTTTACTGCTGTCGTTAGTGTTCGTGCCATGTTCCTCGTAATATGTTCTAGTTATGCTTTCTGTACCTTTTAACATGGTAAAATTAAATTTGCTATCAGGTTTTTTATACTCCTTTAAATCGTTTAAATTAGTATCTATCTCATCTTCATTAACAATAGCAGTAGCTTCAAACTCGGCACTTACTAAGTGTGTAATTTTGTATTTTTTCATTAAAGAGTTTCTTCAACATCTAACTCAAATTGGTATAATAAATTTCCATCTTTATCAGCACCTGATGTACCAAACTCTTGAATATCATTTACTAAATGCACAGTAAAAGGTACATTGTCATAAGTAACAGCAGAGTCATTTGTTAATGCAGTTATAAGAGGTGGTTCTATTGTAATTGTAGCTTCATTTGACCCATCGGCTGTTGCATCTGCAACCACCATATAAACTTTATTATGTGATGCAAATTTTACAAAGTCTCCAGCTTTTAAAGTTCCTGTCATACCATCAATATCTATTGTTGTATCTCCAACTGCGTGAACACCATTTACAAGAACAGTACCACTTACATTACCTCTAGCATCTTCTATTTCAGGTGGGATTATTGTAAAGTTTTCTTTACTTGATCTTTGTTTAATAATA